GAAGACATTGGAACAGGTGAGATGCAGATTGTAAAAGAAAAAGGAGGTGTTGGAATCGCAGATGACAAAGCTTTTGATACTATAGAGGATAGAACCGTTATGGAATACAGACCACCTAGAAAAGACGTTGATCCAGATACAGAAACAATTTTAAAAGAAGGTGCGGAGTACGATGAGTACAGAGTAAATTTTGATCGAGACGGAACACCGGCAGATGCTGATGATATTGATGACATAATTAAAAAAGAAATTATAGAAGAGGCATCAGATGTACCTCAGAAAAAAATTAAACGAGCAGGTGGTGGTGTTGCCTACATGTTAGGAGAATAATGAAAGATTTTAAAATTATAGAATTAATGGAATTGTTTGACGAGGGTGAAGTTACAACAGCAGATAAAATAGATAGACCACAATCTGCATTAGACAGAGAAATGTTTGAAGATGCAAATAGAAGATTCAATCAAGCTCAGGGTGGACGAATTGGTTTTGATGAAGGGTCATTTAAAATTTCTGATAAAAAAATTAAAGAAATATTTCCAACATATTTTACAGAGGACTACACAGGTAAATTAGACGAAAGTAAAATTAAAAAAATATTAAAATTATATTCTGACAAAGAAGGTGGTAGAAACTACATCGGTAAAAAAATAGGTGTAGATCAATCCGTGGTGGGTAGAATTTTAAAAATAGCAGAAAATAATAATATAGTTGAAAAAGTTAAACCATCAGAATTTAAAACTAAAGATGAACAGAGAATATATAAAGATATTAGTGAGAGAAAAATTTACAAAACAGTTAGACCAATCACCGCTAATGATAGAAAAATAAATAAAGATATTCCTAAAAATGCAAAATTTAAAGTACAACTTCCATCAGGAGAAAAAGGACAGAGCACTGTTGTTAAATATTTTACCACGGCAGATGCCGCAACAAATGCAATTGCAAAAGCAGATAAATTTACTGAAACTAAAAAAATAGAAAAGAAAAAAATTTTTCAAAAACCTGTAAAAGAAATACATAAAATTGCAATGGCGGACGCTGAAGATATAAGCAATATATCTAATCTATCAAAACTTCTTTACGGAAAATCTGATGTTAAATCTATGACTATGGCTGCAAATGATTTAGTTAGATATCAACAATTCTTATTAGGTTTTGAAGATGTAAAGGGTATTAAAATACCTACTACTGAAAAATTAAATAATATACTATCAGAGTTTCCGTCTCAAGATCAGTGGGGTAAGTTTGCATCGGGAACTCTTCGAGATGCTAAACTACAGATAAGAGATAAGTTATTAAAAACAAAAGGACCTAAACTTATTAGACTAAGAAACAATGTTTTAAAATTAGTTGACTCTGGTGTTTATAATTTAGATGAGGTTATGGGTGTTTCAGCTACTTTTGAACGTGCACCTGGTTACACAGAGTTTGGACAAGTGGTTGACAAAAATATAAATCAATTAAAAAACATACAAATTGATGGTCCCTTTTCTAGATTGTTTAAAAAAGTTTTAGATGGCACGGCAACGATAGAGGAGGTAGAGGCGTTTAATAAAAAATCTCTAGCTTTTCAAAAAAAAAATAAAATAGAGACACCTGTTATAAAATATACCCCTGGAGAAAAATTAAATCCAAAAGATTTCATAGATAATTTTGATAAATTATCACCAGAGGCACAAGCAAATGTAAAAGACCTGGCTAAAAAAGGAGTGGTGTTGGAAACAAAAGCACTTCCTATGGGAGCTTTAGAAATTGATATCGCTAAACAATTAGCAGCTTTTTCTGCTAACCCTAAATGTAGAGCAAACTTTAGTAAGGGTGGTAGAATAGGTTATGCAACTGGACCTGCAAGTCTTTCAGAATGTGCAATAAGCGGTAGAAACAGATTAGAAAAAGTAATCAAGGGAGGTGTAAAACTTGGCACTAAAGAGGGTGCTCTCGCTACACAGATTTTAAAAGCAGGTAGATCTCTTGGTAGTGCCTTTACGTTGAGTGGTCTGTTTGGCCCCCAAGCGTTAGCGTTTACCGCTTTGGCCGAAGCAGGATTTGTTGGTTATGATTATCTGACAACAGGTCAGACTCTCAGAGAAGTCATAGGTGATAGTTTACTTAACTATGCGCTTGGAGAAAAAACAAAGATAGACCCAACAGAAGAATTGTTTAAAAGATTTAGTGGTCTTGGTTATAGCGATGAACAATTGAGTAACTTTGCAAACGTATTAAATCAAACCAATCAATTAAATACTATTCTTAAACAAGATTTAAAAGTTGGTAATTTAAAAGATCAAGTTAAAGCGTTAAGAGAACAACCTAGAGATCAGTTTGTTGTTGGTCCTGATGACGATCTATCTCAAACAGATCAAGCCATAAGAGCCGAACAAAAATTAAAAGATGAAAGTTTAAATTTAGATAATATTCTTAAAGATTATAGAAAGCCTTTGCCTGTTGATACAGGAGACTTTGGTGGACTAAGCACGGAAGATACCATTCTAGAAGATATGGCATCAGGTAAATTTCAAGAAGCACAACAAGACCTTAAAGCTGCAAATATATTTGCTGATCTTCAAAAAGCACGATCCGTTCAAGACAATGTTTATGGTAAGTTTTTTCAAGGAGATATTGGTAAACAAAAACTTGCAGATAAAATATCTAGACTTGAACAAGACTATCTTAATCTAATACAAGAAAGAGGACCACAACTAACGCCTTTTGCAGGTGGCGGTATTGCTGGTTTATCTGGTGGTATAGATGAAGGCCCACAGGTAGAATCAATGAATCCTGATTCACAAGGGTTGCAGTCTTTAAAAAACCGTGCTAGAAACATATAGGAGTATTAAATGGCAGAAATAGACAAAGGACTCCCGAACACTAGAAACAAAGAAGAAATTCCTTCAGACGCGGAATTACAAGAAGTAGCTGTTCAGGAACAAGAACAACAAGACCCAAGAGGACCAGTAGAAGTAATACCAGAAGAAGATGGTGGTGCTACTATTGACTATGAACCGGGAGCTATAAATATACCGGGCACAGAAAATCATTTTGATAATTTAGCAGAACTGTTACCAGACGATGTTTTAGAACCTGTAGGTAATGACATGGTGCAAAACTATATGGACTATAAAGCATCAAGAAAAGATTGGGAACAATCTTACACAACAGGTTTAGATCTTCTTGGATTTAAATATGAAAATAGAACAGAACCTTTTCAAGGTGCATCAGGTGCAACACACCCAGTATTAGCAGAGGCTGTTACACAATTCCAAGCACAAGCTTATAAAGAATTATTACCAGCAGACGGACCAGTTAGAACACAAGTTATTGGTGTTAAAAATCCACAAACAGAACAACAAGCAACTCGTGTAAAAGATTTTATGAACTATTTAATTATGGATCAAATGAAAGAATATGAAGCAGAGTTTGACTCTATGTTATTTCATTTACCACTTTCAGGATCTACATTTAAAAAAGTTTATTACGACGTGCCTATGGCTAGGGTTGTATCTAAATTTGTACCAGCAGATGAATTAGTTGTTCCTTATACTGCAACAAGTATTGAGGATGCAGAGTCAGTCATACACGTTATTAAAATGTCTGAAAATGAATTAAGAAAACAACAAGTCAATGGTTTTTACAGAGACATAGAATTATCTCCCCCAGGAAACGTTGAACAAAACACTGTAGAGAAAAAAGAAAAAGAATTAGATGGAACTAAAAAAGTTGGTAAACAAGAAACAATGTACACTCTGTTAGAGTGTCATGTAAATTTAGACTTAGAAGGTTTCGAAGAAGTTGGTTCTAACGGTGAGCCAACAGGAATAAAATTGCCCTACATTGTAACTGTAGAAGAAGGCAGCCGAGTAGTACTCTCCATACGGAGAAACTATGCGCCCAATGATCTAAAGAAAAATAAGATCCAATATTTTGTCCATTTCAAATTTCTGCCAGGA